TCGCATCCACAAGCCATAGCCTACCGGTACCCACATTCAGAAAAGAAACGCTCTAACCATGGACGAAGATACATGATGTTGAAATACTCCTTTGCAGTATCTCCAACGCCAAGAACCTGCTCACCATACTTTCTTTCAATGGATGGCCCCTCTTTAAAACCTTTTGTTTCAAAACGTAATCCGGAATCTATTTTTTGCGCAAAAATGCTATCGTAAAAAGTACCAGTGATAAAAAGGTTAGGAACCTCGACCGGGCGTGGTGGCAAATATAGCATCTCTCCCCTAAGAGGTGGGGTTATCTTCTCTTTCCAATGTTTATACCTTTCTGCTTGATTTTGCCAGGGACCGGGTTCATTGAAATAGGTATCGTTGTCATAAGTGGGATTCAATAAATGTTCGGTACCATCTAAACCACTATATAACTGTTCCTGTATGCAATCAATAAGCACATTCTTATTTTCCTCCATACATTTAACACACTCTCCCTTAAATCCGGAAGCAATGGAATGAATCACGTCATAAACTTTATCGAAATCTGCCATATAATAAATAATGAAATGGGCCGGGCTGCAACTACACCCCAGCCCATTAGTTACTTAGTTATCGTATCGAACACATCAGAGAGCTTCTTCCGGCGCTTTTCCTCTTTCAAGTTTAGCCACACCACATTGATATGAGCTTCAATAAATTCTTCCTTCGTCATCTCCTTTACTACGGAATCAACGAACGTTACACCATCTGTTTTCATGCTACCTGCTCAATACCTCTAATTCCTTTTTCAAACAACACAGAAGGAGATTTCAACGAAGGAACCGCCCCGGCTTTAGGAACAATGGTAATGATACCATCCGAATATGTAGCAGAAGTTACGTTATTCATAACTTCAGCAGCACCATCAGCAATAAGACTGCCAAATTCTTCTGTACGGTCATAACCACCAACAACTTCAACTATTTTGTAAGTATTTTCGGCCTCCAACTTTTGAAACACAACATCAACCAAGCCTTTAACGAAATTCTTGGGATTGAAGTCTAACTGCACGTAGTCAAAGTGCAATTGGCTGTCTTCCACATCTTCATGTGAAAAACTAACAGTCATCGCAGACTTAGCACTACTGGTCGGGTACTGTGTCACGGTCGGGTAAACAGTAGACATCGGAATACCGGCAAGGATATCAGTGTCATCATTATAACCGATTAACATATTATCCTGATTCCAAAAGTAAACGTCCCATCCTTTATTGGCACATTTCAGAAGCTGGGCATTCAAAACCTCATCAAATTTCTTCAAAGTGAAGGTGTCTGTTTGAGCGCTAAGCCCGTTGTATTCACTTGCACCGTACCCTACAGCATTAACTTGGGGCTCTCCACCATTCTTGGCATACTCCAGAAATGGCAAAATAGGGTAAATACGCCCGGGACGGTCTGCATGGCACAATTCGAGCAACTTCTCACCTGTTATATCAGCAGGGAGTTTGACGCCATGTTCTGTCAAGATAGCACCTTTGACTTTTTTCCAGTCAATGCTACAAGCAGAACTACCAGTGTTCATCCGGGAACCCTTACACGTTCTAATCTTTCTCATTTTCTTCTACAATTAAGATTATTAATTTTTATTTCCATCGAGCGTATATTTATGGCATCAATCGGCTCGCTCACAGCCTCACCGGAATCTGTATAGGCTCCGTATCTGCCATATGAATAGTTTTCTGAATAACTATGTTTCACTTTTTCGTCATAGTCGCAGTCGAACCGAGAATCTTCATATAATACTTCCAATAAACGTTTATAGATTGGCCGAAGGATATTTTTAAAAGATGTGATTCTGCGCATCTCATTGCTCCACTCTTTACAAGAAGAACATGCTATAATTAACGAAACCTTTGCTTTTGAAAAATAATCCGCGTCACCTCTATCTTCACTTATTGGAGTGAATAGTGCAACCAATGGAAACTTCCTTTCAGACTGGGCAGAAGACTTACTGTATTCATCTAAAATATCTTTGATATATTGACTGCTACCGAAGATGTAATTCAATCTTGGGGACTTCACTACTTTAGTTCCCCCTTTCCCATTTGGATAGAGGATTTCAAGCCCTTCTGGAAGTTCCTTTACAATCTCCTCAAACAGTTCTGTTATATCTAAATCTATCATAAATTGAAAGCATTAATTGGGGTCAAAAGATTCTTGGTTATTTTCACATCAAAAGGACAATCATTCGACATAGCCCATTCAACAAACTGTTTGTTCTTCTCTACCATGCTATTCCATGTGCTTACTTGTCTCTTCAAAGGAGCTACATATTCATTAGCGCATTTCAAACGGACAAGCCCGGTTATTGTAGCCTGTGTGTTTGCGTCACGAAGAATATGATAAAAGACATAGTCAGCGAACGGTTCACACAACTTCTCGCACAATATTGCATATCCGGACTGGGGTTCTTCTTTCTCTTCTGAAATATCAACTTCATTTGAAGAATCTTCCTTTTCCCGTTCAATAAGCTCCAAATAATCTGTGATAGCTTGGGAAAGAGTCACACCAACAACATTCCGGAGAAATTCGGGCTGAAATGCCTTAATATACCCATTTATCACCTCATTCACAGCAAGAGATTGGGGCGAAGGCATTTCAGCGACCGAAACATTCTCAATATGCCTGGGACCTGACATAAAATATGAAACATCAATCAACATAGCGATAGTTATTTAGAAGTCTTGCCTTTCCCGGTTTTCTTTTCATCTTCCACGGAAACGGCTTTATCATCTGTAACAGTTACCTCCTTGGCATCTTCCTCTTGCAAATCTTTTGAATCGGCAACCGGAAGATTCTTTTCATCAGAAGGCACCTGTACTTCAAGTTCTGCAATGCGAGCTTTCATTGTTTCACGCTCTTCTGTCAGTTCAACAATTGTCTTATCTTTCTCTGCAATGGATGCAGTAAGCCTGCCAATCTCTTCATTTTTCTCTGCAAGCATACATTCCAATGTCTTTCGGGCATCTTCTTCTGTAACAAGACCACATTCGGAAATAGGGATGAGTTGAATCATCCCTCTATTAATCCGAATGCGTTGCTCTTTAAGCACATTGGTTACATCCTTATCGTTACCTCTAAGTATGTAATCCATAATCCTACGCTTTAGTTATTGCAGTCTTCAATGCGGCCAAATCCCCATAAGCGAAAGCCCATGGCATATAAATCGGGAAGATAACTTCTTCTTGTGCCATCAGCACAACCTCGTTGCAAAGCTTGGTCTCCACATCTTCAGCCCATTCAAGTGTCAAAGTGGTATAATCAACCAAATTTGCGGCTTGGTTGAAGTCACCCAAAAGATACTTACCGGGAAGAATACCACCGTACTCGATAATCGGGCGACCGGCAATATATTTCACCCCATCAACCATTTTAACGATACCAAGATTACGTCCTGTCGTATCTTTCTCTGATTCCATACCGTTAACAGTCATTGGATTAAGAATAATAGCATTCGGGAAATACTGGGCATATGTCATTGCGGCGAAAGCTGTTTTCACTACATCTTCAGAGTTGGGTTCCTCAATGTTCTTAAAGCCGGCTTCATGAACACTGAATGTCATTTTATCCGTAGCCGTTTCAGCACCGGAGAACGCGACGCCAGGAATAAGGATACGACCATCTTCCATTTTCACAAGAGCGTGTGTTTTGTTCAGTTCTGTAAGAACAGCGGCACCAGCGAACGTGATGCTCATTCCATCAAGAATCAAATCCTGTGGTTCTGCAAACTCTACAATCACATCCTTATCACCGTTATATCCGGTAATAGCTTTTACAGCACCGGCGGCACCTGTAACAATGGCTGTACTAATAATCTTCTCTACAGAAGTCACCCCAGTATTATTAATAATACCAAGCAAATTCTCACCATTACCGTCACCAAACAAAATGTTCCAGTCTTCTGCCATCCAAACAGCTTCAGGAAGCATGTTCAAGATGTAGGAACGAATGTACACTCTTGATTTCAACATACGTTTTGAGATACGGATATGAGTACCAAGGCGCTTAGTTCCTGTCTGTATCTCTTTTACCTTGATGCTTGATTCAGGCAAACGACCGTTCTCTGTTACAAAACGGGCATTGCGGTTGAAAGCATATACTTGCGCATAGGCGAGTTGAGGATATGCAGGATCAGCTGTCAGCGTCGTTAATACATCACGCATATGCAACTTTTTGTTGGCAACCTGAGTCACAACACGTTTCTGTTGTTGAGTAATCAACAAATCACCGGTGTAATTGTCAGTCATGGAAACGACATCTTTCAAGGAGAAACCGTCAAATTCTCCTGATTTGCGTGTTTTTCCTTCTGCGAAATCTCTGAATTTTTCAGAATCAAGCATCTCGTTCAACTTCTCATCGAACTTGTTGATAGCATTCATAGACAAGCCCTTTTGTTTCATTTTCTCAATACTTTCTCCAAGGGTCTTTACTTGGGCAACGAGTTCTTCATTGTCTTTAACCAATTGCTGGAACTTCTCATTGTCATAGGATTTCAGCAATTTATTAATATCGTCAAACTGTTTTGATACCTCATCCGGTGATGCAATTCCTTCAAGGGACTTGTTTACTACTTCACACATCATGCCGACGATGTTTTCCATAAACGCCTTCTGTTCTGCCGGCAAGCCGTCCGTTTTCAGATTAAAATCTGATACTGTAAATTTTCTAATTGGCATAAAATTTAAATTTTAAGTTATTTATTCTCGAAACAGCTATTCAAACTTTTGAAATCGAATAAAGTGCCATTATCAGCGGCTTTAGACGTTACTTCATCGTTCCCATTTTCCCCGTCATTCTTTTCTTGAGTGTCAACAGACGGCTCATTTTTTCCGGTGGTATCTTCAGAAGTGTTTTGCAGAATAGCATTCGAACGATATACTTTTCCCCAACAGTGGGGACATCTTACATAATTCATAAGGTCTTGCAGACCCTTTTGAGTAAATTCTTTCTTTTCTGATTTGACAGAATCAATAAGAGAAATTACTTGGATTCTAATCTCCGGAGTGAGCTTCTCCATTTCTTCCCTTACAATGTCCTGTGTTATCCATCTCTGATAATCAGCAGCATAATCCAGTACCTGTTGGGCAAAGGTGTGCTCCGTTTCTGCATCATAATCAAATTGATGACCGCAATGAGGACATGAGACAACGGCACCGCCGTTGAGGCTCTTCAGTAATAAACTTAATTCCATATCGTAACCTTTTAAACGTTCATCACTATATCCATGCTGCAAGAACGCTTTCCGAACGAAATCAACAGCCTCTTTTACCTGGTCGGCAGTAGCAGACTTGATATTCACAAGGAAAGTCTGTGGATTACTCCCCCAACTTGTCAATGTTGAATATTCCATCATACGCCATTCAAGCACCTTACAGGGATCGACAGAATCCCTTTTGATGGCTTTTACTCCGATAGAATGTTCAAGGGTTCTTCCATTCTCTGCAAACAGCTTATAATCAGCCAACGTGTCACGTCCAATCTGTTTTTCAAGATTCAACTGACCAACCATAACCAAGTTACCTTCTGTTTCCTTACCACTCAACGGAACACCTAACAACTGGTCTGTACGATGATTCAGGAACCAACGCATCCGGCCAATATTTTCTTTCAATGTCTTGTTGAATGACCCGGGCATAGATATGTCATTTTGTGAGTCCTTCACACCGATACCATTCACCGCAACGGTAACGATACCCTTCTCATCAACATCATTTGCCTTTGTCTTGTACTGAAGGCTTTTGATTTTCTCTTCCATCTTTTTCATCTCCACTTTTAGTGTTAAAAACTCGATTTACTTTATCCAGTTCCTCATCTGACATATCAAATTTCAATTTGTCAAACAAGGGATTTTCTATCATACTTTCACCTATTTGGGCACGCCAGTCATTGAGCGTTATAAGCCCACATGAGAATTGTTCACGACAACGTTTATTTATATTTGTCTTTACGTCCTCGGATTCTTTCAATCCCTCCTGCAAACAATCAACATCAGAGAAATCACAATCCAAATAATATCCCCCTCCTTCAAGACCAAGGAAAGCTGTAAAATCCTTGCAGAATTGTTTGGCCATAGGAATAACAGTTGAACAATATACGCTCTTTTCAGCAGTAGCCTGATTGCTAAATGTGGACTGGTCTTTTCGCGGAACAAGAACAGCAGGGATGCCGTATGCCCCTGCAATATTTATTGCATCAGCCAAAGTCTCTTCAAACGGCTGTAACTCTGCAATAGAAAGATTAGTACGAACAAAGTCAATATCTGCATCTGAAATACCATAAGGTACTTGGCCCTTCCTTACACCATACTTCTCAAAATTTTGCTTCAAAAGCTGTTCCTTTTCATCGTCAGTCAACGCTATTGAACCGGTAGCATCAGTTTTCTTACTTACAATAAAGCCCAATCCACCCCGCTTTACATAAATCACATTTCTAGCTTCATATACAGCTATTAGATTTGACATTGGCTTATTTTGGGAAGCAAGACGACTTTTGGACTTCAAGAACATAGCCCCTGAATAGAACTCTGCACTTCCGTCTCTATCATGCCATATTTGGTATGGAGGAATTTCCAAACTACCATTCCAACCATACTCCAAACGATAGCTACGAATAATATCTTCTGTTTGGGCAATACCAAACAATGGCATATTCCCATAAACAGGTTCTACAATAGTCTTATCAGAAGGTAGCACCCAATAATTATCGCAATATCTCCATTTTTCAGCTGTAGAAAAGACATCAGGCATAGCGGCACGAATAAAGCTATTCCCTGTACACAATTTATAAATATGGTGCTGATAAATCAATTCTTTCCAACGCATCAAACAATTAGGACGACTAAGTATGCCATTCATTCGTTTATTCGCCCATACTATACTGTCATCCTTAGTTTTCTTTAATTGAAAATTAGCACCTGCAATTCGCGATGCAATATAATCGATCGGGAAAAAGACTTCAGGTATCGTACTGAATAGTGTTAGATAGTTACTACCCGCTACAATAGGACTAGTAAGGTCCTCAATGTATGCAACTGACCATTTTTCAGCCTTGCCACTTTGAGTATCTATATCCTTATTCTCAGATGAAGTAACTATTTCAACTTCACCTTTAGTCTTAGATTTCTTTCCAAATAGATTATCAAAAAAAATATTCATTGGGTTCCTTTTTGAGCAAAACTAAGTAAAAAGGAAAACCGTTTTCCAAAACCCTAAAATCTTGAAATTACGAGAGCATAGTAATTTTAGTATAACACATTTATTTTCAAATATATAAAGCACAAATCAATTCAAACCTAATTTTACAACGAACTGTACTAACCCACTCAAAACAGCACTGGCCTCTTTGGTTTCACTATCTTTATTATAGTCCATCAGGTTATTCATGAAGGCAACATATTCCGTATCAGATTCTATTTTTGATGCAGAAAAAAGAATACTATTTTTCACATAATCAGATGTTGCAGCAATACGCTTGTCTACATCCGGGAACTCTTTCATTACACGAATCTCTTTGCTTGTACTAGAACGGAGTTCCCGGATA